CTGTTTACCGGCAGCTTCGACGTTTGCAAAAATTGCCACGACTATTGAAATCGTTTTTTGGCCATCCGGATTTGGCTTATATCTCCGGGTAATGTTCGCTTACTTTATTTCGAATTAGTAAGTCTCGCACCAGTTTGTGGCTAACGCCGAGCACAGCGGCGACCGGCCGCTAAAGATCCTTTCCAATCCAGACCGCCCGGCCTATTACTTCCAGGTCGTTAACCTCGTCCATGCTGACCTCAATGGGTGGGTAAGCCTTGTTGTCGCTGATCAGGAGCACCTGGCTTCCCAGGCGAGTCTGGATACGCTTGATAATCAGGTGATCATTAGTGCGGATCACATAGATGGACCCATCACGCAATTCTTTCTGGCTGGTGTCAATCATTACCGTGTTATTGTCGTCAATGGTCGGCTCCATGCTGTCGCCCTTGGCGAAGACGAGCGCTAGGTTCTTCACCTTAAGCCCCCGATACCTCAACCACTTATGCCGGAAAGCCAGTTTTCGCGTGGCATTCTCCGGCCCCGGCAGCGCCCCATCACCCGCTGCCACCTGGATGTTGTAGCCGGGCACCATGGCGAACTCATCATCTAGGGAGGCTTCGTCGGCCTTTTCATCTGCCCGCATGCTCCCTTCGCCAGATACCAGCCAATCAAGGCTTACACCGCTTGCCCTGGCCATGGCCAAAGCTTTGTCTATACCTGGCAGAGATCCATTTAGGTACTTGCGCACCAGGCTCTCACCGATTCCGCACTTTTTTGCGAACCTGTTGGTGGATTCGTTCCCGATAGCGATTCTAAGTCGCTCTGAAAAGAGTTCAGGGTTGTAGGGCTGAATGTCTGAACTAAGTTCAGAGTGCTTTTCTTCGCCAGACATAACACTTAACCGCCTGTTAAATAAGGGCTTTACATTAAAAACGCCACTTTGGTGCGAGCATAAGAACTCTGAACCGAATTTATTAGCACCAAGGAGTTGTTTTCTCTCGGTCTATAGTGCTAACCTGTTTACGTAAAGCAGTGACCCACACGCTTACATAAAACTGGTTAACAAGAGGCTAAAAAAATGAGCAAGTCAGAGACCCGCTCAAAACTTCAAGACTGGCACCGCCAAGACATTGCCGCCGAGATCCGCAAATGCGGTATCAGCGTGGCCGAGCTGGCGCGCCGGAACGGCTACAACAACCCCACCACGTTTTACAACGTTTTCAAGATGCCGTACCCGAAGGTGGAGCGCATTGTGGCTGAGTTTCTGGGGGTGGAGCCCCAGGTAATCTGGCCAACTCGCTATGCACGCCATACGCACGCTCAGTGTAACACCGCTCCTTTCGCCAGACAGCAAGTTGAATCTACTTCGTGCCATGGGTGAATCCTCAGTTTGAGACTTGCCTTCAGGTTATGCCCTGAAAGCGACACCGAACAGGCACAAATCACCTTTTTGTTTGGCTCATGAGTTTGGAGCGGCACCACAAATGACACGCAAAAACTGGAAACACGAACGGGCAATTAGCCTTCGGCGAGGCATGGAGCTGAACGTTCAGCACGCCCGCGAGAAGCTGAACCGCAGCGTGGATCGCATTGCCGACCTGATGGGCATGCCCAGTCATTTCACGCTTTATAAGTATCTGGAAAGCGGGCGTATGCCTGCAATCTTAATCCCTGCGTTTGAGAACGCCTGCGGCGCACACTTCGTAACCCAATACCTCGCCACCAGCTCCAACCGGATGCTGGTTGAAATCCCGGTTGGCCGTCGCGCCACCCATAAGGAACTGAACGAGGTCAGCGCCTACACCAACCAGGTGATGGGCATGCTGATTGATTTCTACGAAGGGCGGTGTGAGCAGGAAGAGGTGGAGGGCGCACTGACCATCTTGATTGAGGATCTGGCTCATCAGCGCGGAAACGTAGCAAAGCATCAGCAGCCTGAGTTGCTCTTGGGAGGTGACCAGTGAGCAAAGCAGCGCTAAATCAGAGCGTACTCCATGACAGCAAAACAAGAGGCCGCTGTGAACGTAACCGCCAGGCAAGCATGCGCTTTCGTGAGCAGCATGACCTTCACGAAGGCTATCTCATCTGCTTTCGCGGCCAGGTGATCATGTGGGCGCTGGACCTACCTGAGCCTTCCGGCTTTATGCCTGGCTGTTTCGCATTCAGCGACGAAGGCAGCGAGTTTACGGCCATAGACGGCAACGACCTTCAGGGCGCCAAGCTTTGGGAGTGCATGTCATGAAAGAGTGGTTCACAGCGAGCGAGCTGGCCTCGGCGAAACTTCCTGCCATGCCGCAAAGCGAAGCAGGGATGATCAAAAAAGCCAAGCGCGAATCCTGGGAGGCTCAGCAGCGCATGGGTCGCGGTGGCGGCTTTGAATACCACATCAGCAATCTGCCGTTTGAAGCGCGCAGGGCGTTAGAAAGCCGCATGGCTGGCGAGCTTCTAACGCGAGCTGTGGAGCCGGCGCAACAGTTGGCACCCGCCGTTAAGGCGTTTGGCAGCCTACCACTAACGGAGGCGCAGCGATCGGCCGCGGATGCGCGGGTAACCATTATCAACTCTATCCGGGGCCTAGAGGCTCAGGGCATAACCCAGCAGGCCGCCATGACAACCCTGCTCACCCATGCCGAGGTGGGGCAGTTGGCGATCAGCAACCCGGCGCTGGACAAGGCTTTACGCATGACCAAAGACAGGCGCGGGAGAGGCGGGAATTCGCCTTACCCCAGTCTGCGCAGCTTAAAACGCTACCTCTACACAGACGTTAAGCAGCTGGCCCCAAAGAAGCGCCAACCCGATCCGGTACCGGTCTGGGCAAACGATTTCCTGATGCGCTGGCAGCGCCCGGAAAAGCCGTCCATCAACGCTGCCCACGCAGAAATGGTGGCGAACTGGCAGGGCGAGGGCAAGCCGCCCAGCATTGATTCGGTGCGCCGTTTTCTCAAGAAAATGGGCAACATCGCCAAGAACCAGGGCCGCATGGGCGCCCGCGAGCTGAAAAACATCCTGCCGTTCACTCGGCGCGACTTCAGCAAGTTGTTGCCGGCGGACATTTACAGCGCCGACGGTCACACCTTCGATGGCGAGGTTCAGCACCCACTGCACGGGCGGCCCTTCCGGCCAGAGGTGACTACCTGGATAGACATCGCTACCCGGCGAGTGGTGGGCGTTTCCGTGGCCTTGGCTGAGAGCGGTATTGCGGTTTTGGACGCTTTCATGGATGCCTGCGGAAAGGCAGTGCCAGCGATCAACTACGTGGATAACGGCTCCGGCTACTGCAACGCCATGCTCAAAGACGAAGCCACCGGAGTAATGGCCCGCCTGGGCACCACCATGACGCACTCCATCCCTTACAACTCGCAAGCGCGTGGCGTGGTTGAGCGTGTACACCAAACCCTTTGGGTGAGTGGCGCCAAAACTCTGCCGGGCTATATGGGGGCTGACATGGATCAGCAGGCGCGTCAGAGCCAGTTCAAGATGAGCCGGAAGGCTATCCGTGAAGGCGGCACCATGCACTTGATGGGTTTTCCTGAGTTCATGGAGTGGGTGCATGCGCGAGTGGATTGGTACAACAGTCGGCCCCACAGCACCCTGCCGAAAGTGACTGATGCCACCGGCAAGCGCCGCCATGCAACCCCGGACGAGCAGTGGCAAATGTTCGTAGACCAGGGCTGGCAGCCGGTAATGCTAACTGGCGATGAAGCCGCCCAGATCTTCCGTCCGAGGGTTACCCGTAAGGTTCGCCGTGGCGAGATCGAGCTTTTCGCCAACCGGTATTTCAGCAATGAGCTGACCGAGTGGCACGGCGAGGAGGTTCACGTGGCTTACGACCTGAACAACGCCAACCACATCTGGATCTTTGAGCCAGAGCACGACCGCCTGATATGCCGCGCGGAGTGGAACGCTAACCGCACCGACTACTACCCGGTTCCGTTTGTTGAGCAGGCGCGCGAGAAGCGGTTTGAAGGCCGACTGCGTCGCAAGGAGGCTCAGATTCAGGAGATTGAGGAAGAGCGCCGTGGCCAGCCGCTGCTGGAGCACGACAACAGCATGAGCCTGGGCGCCCTGGGCACGATTAATGGGGAGCTGATACGAGCGCAATCACGCAGTCTGCATCAGCCGGTAGAGGAGGAGATTTTGCCGCTGAGCCGGTTCGAAAGCATGACTCCCGACCAGCGTTACACCCTATACCAAGAGTATGCCAGCGGTGCCAGGCCGATCGATAGCGATGCGAAAGACTGGGTGGAGCGTTACCCGAGAAGTGCCGAATACCGATCAAAGAAGCGCAGGGAAGAAGATTTTGACGACTGGGGCCCAGCGGTTGCAGCCCGATGAGCCCCAAACAATCACCAGAAAAGAGCGATATGAATATGTTGAACGAGAAAGTATTGGCCGTCAACGGCGTAGCTGAAACTGCAAACCTGGGCCTGTGCGATGTGGCTCTTGAGCGCGCCATTGATCGCACCGGCAGTCTGCCGGGCATGGTGTGTCTGTATGGCCCGAGCGGGTTTGGTAAATCGGTAGCGGCTACCCATGTAGCCTGCCGCCGCCGCGCCTACTACGTGCAGGCCAAAAGCGTGTGGACAAAGAAGCATACCCTGCTGGCCATTTTGCATGAAATGGGCATGCAGCCGGCGAAGACCATCCCGGAAATGCTGGACCAGGCAGCGCAGGAGCTGGCGATGAGCGGCCGCCCCCTGATTATCGACGAGATGGATCACCTGGTAGAGAAAAAGGCGGTGGAGTTGATTCGCGATCTGTACGAAGCCAGTCACGCCCCGATTCTGATCATTGGCGAAGAGCAAATGCCCACCAAGCTTAAAAAATGGGAGCGCTTTCACGGTCGGATTCTGAGCTGGGTGGGGGCGCAGCCAGTCACCTTGGAAGATGCGGTGAAACTGGCACCGCTGTACGCCCCGGGCGTGGATATCGCGGAAGACCTGCTAGCACACTTGGTAGAAATTTCCGGGGGCAGCGTTCGCCGGGTGGCGGTGAATCTGGAGTTGATTGCCGACGCTGCCACCGCTGCGGGCGCATCGCGCATTGATCGCAAAACATGGGGTCGCCGAGAGCTTTACACCGGAGAAGCACCGAAGCGGAGGTTGGCATGAGTACAGCTGTAGCCAACCGCCAGGGCTATCGCAAGCCCGCGCAAATGGAATTGATTGGTGGCAAGCCTCCGCGCCAGCGCGTGTGGGAGCAAATCCGGAAGTTCAAACTGAAGTTCCGCATTTACGATGTGGCCCGGGCCGCCAATGTGGATGACGAAACCGTGAAAACCTACATCCAGAGCCTGATGGCCGGGGGATACGTGGTGCGCCTGACCGACGAGCGTTACGAGCGCTCGGACTACCAGCTGATTAAAGACACCGGCATCGAGGCCCCACGCTTAACCCGCGATGGCCAGCCGGTCACCTCCGGGATGGGCCAAGAAGCCATGTGGCGCTGCATGCGCATGCTTGGCGCACTGGATGCCAGGCAGTTGGCCGCACACGCCAGCAGCTCCGGAATAGAAGTAAAGGTCACCTCTGCCAAGCGTTATGTGCACATGCTGAAAAAGGCGGGGTACCTGGAGGTGGTAGAGCCTTGCAACCGCCGCAAGGGGCGCATGGAGAAGTTGTGCCTGATCCCCCGCATGGACACAGGCCCGCGCCCGCCCCAGATTCAAAACGTGAAAACCGTGTACGACCCGAACTTGAACAAGGTGATGTACGCCGACGAGCCGGAGGAATTGCTGTGAAGAAGCCTGATATCAGCGCCTGGGGCCCAGAGCCGCCCGAGTTTATCCGCGTGTTGGCTCGACTTGTTGCCCAGGCGGGCAGCAACCACGCGGCAGCCGAGCGAATCGGCGTGAACCGCGCCAGCGTCAGTACTTTGCTTGCCAACAAATACCCGGCCAATACCGGTCGAATGGAGAAGGCCATTATGACTTGGGCATCTTTTGTGGATTGCCCGGTGTTGGGCGAGATCACTGGCGAGCAGTGCCAAAAAGAGCGCGCCAAGCCATTCATTGGCAGCAACCCGACCCGTATTCGCCTTTACCGAGCGTGCCGAAGCTGCCCGCGCAACCCGGCAGCCATGGGAGATAACCAGTGAAAATGTACCCAACCGCCTATCTGGAGCATTACGCCGACCAATACGCGAGCCACATGCTCTACAAACACGGCGTAAGCCTGGACCAGTATCTGGCCGATCCGGCCCGGTATGAGCACCTGTTGGGCGCTCCGTTCCCGCTGATGCCAGCACAAACCACGGTCCGCGTGAGACTCATTCGGGAAGAAATCCTGCAAGAACGGGCCGAAGAAATCACCCGGGAGCTGGACGACCTGCCGCGCAACAATGTGCGGCCGTTCGAGCCCCTGCGCCACCTGAGGCACCCCAAAAGACGCGGCAGGCTGAGCTGTTTCAAGCGCACCACCCGT